TATTGCTAAGGTGTTTGCATATATATCCACTTTATCATCCACTCCGTAGAAAGGAATGGTTTGTGCGTTGGTTCTATCATCTGATTCGTTATTCTTATTTTTAACTTTATCAGCGATTATTAATTCAACTGTAAAATTAGTTACAGATGTACCAAAATTAGATTCTAATATCTGAACATTGGCAATAGGGTATTCAGGAAATTGTCTTTCACCCAAATCCCATAAATCACCCACAGATGTAGCACCAATACTAGGGTGATTATTCATTATCGTTTTAAAATAATTAATCACATTGTAATAAAGGGTATAATTGGTGCCAGTATTATTTACTATCTGTTGTGCCATATTATTGTGGATATAGTTCAAATAAACAACGGTTCTTATCGTTGTGTGTTGTTAATGTAAATGATATTACCCATCCTGCTAAACCTGAATCAAAACGTTCGTGAAATTGTTCACATCTTATATCACCAAACAAATCAAAACCAGTTACTCCTCTTTGAATGTATGAAGTTACATCATTCATTATTGCTAGGTTATTAACCCAAACATCCATCTTATCATCTACATCATAAAACGAAACTGTTTGTGCATTAGTTCTTTCATTCGATTCGTTGTTTCTATTTTTATATTTGTCAGCAATGATAATGTTTATATCATATTCTGTTACAGAACTTAAAAATCTAACTCCTGAAATAATAACATTTGCTACAGGATAACTTGGAAATTCTCTTTTATCAAATTCTTCTATATCCTCACTCTCAACTCCTGCAATAGATGGGTGGTTACTCATAAACTCAGCAAATATATTGATAAGGTTATAGTAGCTTGTATAATTTACATTTGTATTATTTACTAATGATGTACTCATAAGTTGTTTACATTTGTGAATTTACAATTGTATTCCACCAAAATATTGGTTACTCTGGTCTGGATATATCTGTGTTTGATTTCCAATTGACTGTAAGTATTGTGGTATATTTTGTGAATAAGCAATTAAGTAATTTTGCAATCTTAATGCATAATAATCAGCATTAGTTTGTGCAATTTGTTTAAGGTAATCTATTTCAGTTTTAGATGGAGAAACACCTTGTTCAGATTGTTGCTTTACTGCACCATTAGATTTAAATTGAACTGAACTAAATGGTATATACTCAACTGTTGAATACCATATTAAAGTGTTCTTAATATAATCATCTAATAATTCTTGATAATAAGAAGATAATGTAGATGTAGTATTTGCTAATATCTGTGCTTGTAGATAATCAAACAATATCGTTCCCAAAAGATTTTTAAGATACTTATCTTGTGCCGTTCTTACGAATGGTAAAAGAGCATCTGCATCAATAGCACCCTGCAATGGAGTGTTTTTGATAATATCGTTACGAGTTATAAAAAGTGCGTATGCCATTATGATTAATCGTTATATGTTTCGTATTCTTTTGAGAAGAAAGGTTGAGTAGTTCTAACTAATTCTACCTTTTCAAAGTTATTTTTTGTTGGTGGTATTGCTTCTGTTACCTCTGCATCCGCTGAATCATCAGTAGTTGCAGGATTTTCCAATTCTTTATTAGTTTCATCAGCAACTTCTGCTATTGTTTTATCAGTATCTTCTGCTTGCTGAGATAAGATTGCTAATGGGGTTAATTGGTCAAAGTACAATTGTGCATCATCATATCCACCAATGGTTAATGCATAATCTAATGAGTTTAAGATTAGATTTTGGAATGGTGAGATTGTCATCGTTTGCATAATTGAGAATGCTGTCATCATCTCTTCAGATTGAGAACTAAAACCGTTATTAGCAGTTCTAATACCAAATAGTAATGGAGAAGTAACTCTATGTGCAACAAGAATCCTATCTTGCGTATATTCTGCCACATATTCATATTTTTCGTGTAAGTTCGAAATGTCGATTACATCAATTGTAGGTTTAGTTAAAGGGTCATCATTAAATGATAACATAAATCTACCTGCATTCTCTGTACCTGTGAACTTTGCTTGTATCAAATCTTCGATAGTTTCTCTTTCTTCAGGTGCAGGAACTCCATTATTGAAGTTAATCATTACTGCTGGTAAGAAACCATTAAGGATATTGTTAAGGTGCATGTTACTTATCTCACCTTCTGATATAGAATACTGCATTGCAGATACCCAATCAGGTAAAGAATAGTAATATAAACCTGGAAAGTAATTTTTAATATAAAGAATCTCCATCTTTTCATTCGATGTTTCAAATGCTGGAACTTTCTTTTTGTTCTTTACTGCTCTTTGGTCTGCCCAATCTATACAGTAATAGTAATTTTCTACCTTAGAAGATGAATGTAATTTCTCAGCTCTCAAAGTTTGAATTGGAATGTGATACATTTTAATTATCTTAGTGTGTTCATCGTTCCAATATACCTGATATGCAGCATTACCAAACAATTTTAAATCGAATGCAACACGTTTCGTCTCCTCCTGTGGGATTATCTTTTGTAGTATGGTATCAAACCCTTCCCTCTTAGAATATAATCCCTTACCGTAGATTAAATCAGCTATTCCTTCCACACAAGCAGAAGTTGTAGTAGATACATTAAATGCAGATGCTACTGCTGCAAAGAAATCATCATGTCCATAAACTCCAAACGGAACCCAGGCTTGTCTTGTCTTTGTATCTTCTGTTATGATTGGTAGTTGATTGGTTTGAACATTTACTACCGAAAAGTTTTGTGATTGTTTCATATTAATCTATAATTACATATCTGTTCTCACTATCATGAGAGATTACAGGTGGTATTTGGTTTACATATACTGATTTATCGGATGTTGATGCTGATGTGTATGCTTGTAATGAACCATGCCATATTGCATCACCATCTGTATTATATGGTAGGTTTGATGCACCTGAATTATAAAGTGTTAATCTGTATTCACTACCTACTATTGCACCACTTACACTTGCAGTGAATCCTAACATACTTTCATATCCATTATAGGTAATTCCACTCAAAGACATTGTAGTGTTTTGTAGTGTGTACATATCTTGCATACTCATCGTAAATTCAGATGAAGCAGTTGGTTGTGTTCTAATGGTATATGAGTTACTCTGTGATATATTATATGCTAACATTATCTCGTATTTATCTATTCCTTATCTAATAATAACACCACAACTTCCAATAATCATCAACAATAAAAAAAGGTATCCCCTTTGGAGATACCTTTCTATTTTTTCAAATGCTATACTGATTAAGCTGGTGAACCATAAACTACTGTGTAGTTTGCAGTTAATCCACCTAATGCGTTTGTTGTAGTTGAACCAGATAAGAATGCTGCTGGTAATTGTTCCATACCTGTCAATGTTACAGAGTATCCGTACAAATCACCTAATGCTGCTCCTGTTTGGATAGTTCCTGCAGTTACATCACATCCTAATTTTTCTCCTGCCAACAAAGCATCTCCGTTATTAGTCCATAAGATAATTTGAGGTCTACCGTATGCCATCAACTTTAATTGAGTGGTCATTTCGTTAGTCAATTTCTTTAGATTCAATACAGTTTCTTGATTGAAGAAAGTTGTACCGTTTTCACGAGATGAGTTTACTGTTTCAGTATATGCACTTGTTCCTTTTAATTGGTAGTAGTACAATGTTGAACCTGATGGTAAAGCGGTTACTAAACCGTTAGCATCTTTAGTGACTGAACCAGTTGAGTAATTAATAAAATACACACCTTGGATACCACCAATTGATTCTTTACATACTTCTTGTCTACCTGCTGATAAATTACAAGCCATATCTTTAAGTTTTTAAATTGTTAGTTAAAATTGGTAGGGAGAAAATTCCCCCTACCTTATTTGTTTTTGGAGATTAGTATGCTCCGTAATATACGATGTCAGAACCAATACCGAATTGAGTTCCTGCAGTATATCTCATCACTATTCTATAATTTTGAGAACCATCGATGTTTGCCATGTCAATCACCTTAACTTCGTTGTAGTCAGATAATAAACCTGTTCCGAAGAATAAGTTAGATTTTTGTGCTGCTACGATAGAGTTATCAGGCATACCTGGAACTAAAACGATTTCAATACCGTTAAAGTTGTATGGTTTCTCACCAACATTGTATTGATTGTTCCAACCGTTAGCTCCTGCAGAACCTCCAGCTTGTGATTGCTGATATGCTTTAGCTACGTTAGTAGATGCGTAAATCAATAAATCTTCCTTACCATATACTGTTGCAGGGATAGTAGAAACTACTGAATCTAATTTAGAGATTACGTTTGCTGATGTTATTGAACCAGAGATGATTGCAGATGAACCACCTGTACTTCTTGCTGGCAATACTGCTCCTGCTCCACCTGCTGCAATTGATGCAGATAATGCTGGAGTAAATCCACCAAATTGACCGTTAGTTGTAGCAACACCTCTCCAAATTGATTCTTCAGTTGCTTCTGCTACTTTACCTCCAACATAAGAGATTAAGAAATCGTTGAAGTTCTTTGGAATCTCATCGAATGCTGAGAAACCTAATTGTAATGCCTCCCAAGATGATACGAATTCTTGCTTACATAATAGTAAGTTAACTTGTAGTTCTTTTGGCTCTAAGATTCTTTCTGAGATAGAAACTGAACCTGATGTTGTGAAATCACAAGAAGCATCTTGTACGATTCCTGCTACATCTAACTTTTGGATTACAGACTTGTACTTCACGTTTGGCATGATAGTTACTAATTTGTTATCCAAAGTTCTTGCACTTAATAATGCCGCTGCAATGTATCCTGATGCTGCCTCACCTGCGTATGTAGATGTGATAGTAGGAAGAGCGAAATTTTGTTTTGCTTTCATTTTGTTTTGTTTAAATATTTTAATTAATTATTTATATAATTTTGATAAGAATGAAGATTGTGCATCTCCTACTTTCTTACCATAATTTCTTGAGTTTAATTCAGCTGAGAATTTCATTGCTTCTTCAACCGGTGCTCCATTTAATTTAGGAAGTTCTTCTTCCATTTCTTCACCTTCTTCTTCTTCAACTACTTCTGAATCAGTTGGTAACATCTCTTCCATCTTAGCTAACTTTGCAGATAACTCATCTATTCTGTAAGACATTTCTTCTAATTTCTTACCTAATGCAATTTCGATTTCAGGTCCTTCTGTTTCTTCTTCTTCTTCTTCACCATCTTCAGGTAAACCTTCAACTGGCATAGTTTCTTCAGCTGCATTGATAGTTCCACTTGTTACAGAACCTGCTGCATCTTTTACTTCATTTGCTTTATCAGTTTCACCTGCTTGTGGAATATCTTCAACTTTAACATCTTCCAATTCAACGTTTTCTCTTTCAACGATTTTACCGTCTTTAGTGATTACCTTGATTAGATTCTCATTGCCTGATTCATCTTTAAGAGCTAATTCATGCTCTCCATCTGGTGCTGGTGATTTTGTTCCATCTTCTGAAACGATTTCTAATGGTTCACCTACATCAAAGGTAGGAGATTCTACGATTGTACCATCTGCTAATTTAGCGTAAGTTAATTCTACTTCCTTTTCAATTGAAAGTAATGTCATTATCTTATTTAGGACTGTTTTTGAATTCATAATTGTTTAAGTTATATTGTTATTAACACTCTTTATTTTAATTATCATTATTTTTTTTTATGTATATAATGCACTGCTTGATAAAAATGTATGATATGTGTATCCATCAGTAGTTGTTATTGAACCTCCTAATATCTGTTGATTACCTCTATATCTTATTTTTACTATTCCATCTC